CCAATATGCACCGCAAGCTTCTCTAACTGGAGTGTTAGAGCAACTCTTTTGTGCATTGACCACAAAACCGGCATTCTCTAATGTCAGGCAGACATCATCGAAGGCCCATTTGGGGACAATTATGTCGTCCCCGAAGACGCGCAGTCGATAATGAGCTGCAAAGCCGATAGGATCGGCGTAGAACTTTTCTAGTCGACCGCCCAAATCACGAGTTATCATGGCCGCAAGGCTTAGAGACCAAAAAACAAGGGTCTCAATAGGGAAGCATAAAGCGTTCCCCATGGTAAAAAGTGTCTGGTAGCGATTGACTACACGGTCTCCTAAAAGGATACCGCGGGATCTACAATGACACAAGAGTATGAAGGCATCTCGAGGAAGAAGTAACCGGGCTAACCTTACGGATAGCCTGTCACTCGCATCAGCAAGATCAATTGTCGCGAATGCGTCATTACGACACAGTCGTTGAGACAATCCCTGCCGACGAAAATCGATAGCCTTACGTGCTAATGGGTGCGCGTGTACGCGCTGAGTTATAACTTGCATGAGTCCTTGTTGAGCAAACATAAGCTCTTTTGGCTCAATGCAAATCAGGCGATGTTTCCGAAAATCCTTCGGAACAATCGCGAGTCGAGAATAGCCAAGTGTTGCGGCTTTATCTTCGCCGTAACGGCTATAAGGAACCATTACTGGATCCCCAGGTTGAGTCTGGAAGATATCTTCCATCAATCCTGGAATCGACTCAAAGTCCCACTTGCGCGCCCCTTGCTCCTTTCCACAGACAGCTCCTGGCCCATGTTTCCCGAATGGGATCGAATCCCATTGGGCAAGTTCGGCACATAGGTTGTTAGGCCTATCGTGTTCCGAATCTCCAAGAACATGTGATAGTAGGGTACGTGCAACACGTATCTCACTATTAAACATTGGGTTATTTCCCAACGCTGGCTCAGCGGTAATGCGAAGATAGAAGCTTGTAATTTCTTCTTCTTCGGCAGCGATGCAATCCGCATCCTTCACCTTTGAGAAGGCTAAAAATACCTGTCTCAAGAGCTTAAAAGAGAGGGATTTATATGAACCCTCAAAATCTCTGCAAGGCGTTCCATCTCCATGGAATACGTCTGCAAAGAAACCGTGGAAAGGTTCTGGTAGCACCGTCGAACCGGTAGAATCGATCGGAATGGACGCAGCTGGAAGTTCCAACCGCGTTGAGCCAATTACGGCCTTTTCGATCGCCTTGCCAATTGACGGTAACGTTCGAACAGCGAACATTGGATCCAACGCATGCTGCGATAGGATCCAATTGAAGCCTGATCGGACACTATCCAGTGTGGTTTCTGGATAATTAGCAGAAATGCAAAAGTCCTCGTAATCATACTGTAAATTAGCATAGAAGGAGCCGATTAGATTTACTGGGGTTGATCCCATACAATCCATCCTTTGTTAAAGTGTGACATCAGCTACTAGTACCCATCGAGAGTTTCTCGATTAGCCTCGTAGCCGCAAGGCTCAAAACACTAACCGAGAAAACACTCGTATCGGTTGACATGACTTTACAAGTCAAATGCATCAAGCAGTTTCGTACTATTGGTATAGTTCGTAACTGCCATGCAGTCACCGAGCAACGATGCCAGAGCAACGACGAGTTTGCGTTGCTCTGTCTTGTTAATGATGGTGTTATCCTTGGGCACAGAAATGTCCAAGAGCACCTGCATAGTTGCGGGCTTGCCCGTTGTCGCATGTTTTTCTGTTCTGAAAAACCGAACCTTGACATGATCATTACCCTGCGCACTCGGTTGAGTGAGCACGCGTGTAATTTGACAGCCAAGGGGAACCGACAGATCTCTGCCGGATACGCGATACGTGGCACCGGTCTCGGATGACGAAACTAATTCAAATGTTATCGTCCCCGAAGCATCGGTTTTTGGAACTAAGGTAGCTGATGGCATAGGATGGCTCCTATTCTTTGGAAAAGGTTTAATGTGGGTTCTTAAGCAACTGCACAATCAACGCAGCCGCAGAAGTCCCCTGTTTTAATGACAGGCCGGCGGAAGCGAAACCGCTTTGAACGTTGGTAAAGTTCGGTAATCCAGTGTCGCGAGTGTAGCTGGAGAAGCTACCCTTCCCTTCACAGTATCTGAGAGGATACGGTGTTTTCGGGGGCTTACCATACCAAATTCCGGGGAAGTTATTACCGGAAAAGGACATGATAGGGACAAACTGGAAATCGTAATTCGTCAGAACCTTGAGTGAGCACCCAAGTTTTCTGACGTCCGAACCAAATAACCGTTGCTCGTTGAAGTACCTACTCAGATAGTGCCAGTTGATAAACCAATCAACGACAAAACTGAATGGTATGACTTCCCAGAGCGTAGCTACAATCTCAGATGGGGTTAAACCCAGCAAATGCTGATTTCTTACGAAATTTGAAATAGCATTTGCTCTATGCAAAACTTGCATACATCCGATTGTCGCGGTGCTTACAGTGGATGTAATACGCGCGCGACGGTAACCACCGTTGGTTGCCCAAGGAAAATATTGGGCTTGCGATGATTGCCAAGTAGCATCGTTCTCACCGTATTGGTAAATCCAATTACCAACACTTTGGTCTTGGAGCTTGTTAGAAAAAGCCCATCGAGACCATTGACCCTCTAAGACCTCGAAGTTAGCCGGGTTGAGGATACTAGCACTAGAAGACGCAAAATTCTTCACGTCTTGATAGAAGCTATTCCACCCGTACTGAGCTTCGAGCCACACATCAGCCGCCTTATTACGTAGGCGCTTTGCTGGTGACAAAAACTGCTTCGTCAACTTTCCCCGTTGCCGGAGATAGTGTGGTGAAAGAATCTTAAAAGGGTTCTTGAACATGGAGATAGTTTTTGCAGTCTCCATCAGAGTAACGCCGAGAAGCGTTCCTGTGTTCAAGTTTCCCTTGAGGGCGGTTGCCATTTTGGCGATCAGGGATGACCAGTCGTGAGATCCGACAGAACGATGTGAGGCTGTGAGCCCCCCAAAGACACAACAGCGGCACCGTAAAGGAGGGAGATTCGGGTCATTAAATTGAAACTCGAACTCACCGCTTATAGGAGCATAGTTATGCTTGGTATGAGACACGGGATTAAATCGTGCTCTCGTTCCAGAGGGTGGGTCAACCCAATCAGAGATCGAGTCGTATGAGCGGTTATAGAAGGAGAAGGGAGTGTATGATGACGGTAAAGAAAAATCCGTCATATACTGGTTCCCATTCCACCAAACCCTCATAGAAGGTTGGGAGACATACGTGACTCTCGATCTTGGCGAGTAAGACATGGCAAACCTTTTGGTTACGGCCTGAAAGGGGTGAAAATGTTACGAAGAGCACACACGTGCTCTTCC